CTACGCTGCGGTAAGGCTTTCACCAAGATGGAAACGCGGCAAATTTGCGGCGTTACGGACATATCGATCTGGATCATCGGCAAAAAGGTTGAAAATATCGAAGCCCGTCTTTTCGGAGACCTCATTTGCGACAATCGTCCGATGGCACGTCTCGGGATCGCGTTCGAAGCAGAGTAGGCATGTCGACGCTGCCTGCACGGTTTCCGTCAGTTCCGTCAGGGCGCTCTGCGCATCGTCCGTCCGGATGTGCGCGCCGTAAATCGAGCGGAATCGGTCATACTCACCGGCGCGCGCTGCTTCCCTGCCAGGTTTTGGATCACCGAGCGAGACGAAATGAATGTAACGTATGCCTTCGTCGGCGAGGCGTTCGGCCAGCTTCTTCTTCGAAAACCCGGCCTTGCGAGAGACCGCGACCGCACGTACGTCAGCCAGCTGCCGTACACCAGCCGCCTTCAGGGTCTGGACGAACCGATCAATATCGGTCCCTTCATATCCAACTGTGAATAGAACGCTCATGCCTGCCTCTTTTTGAAACCCTAGCACGGGCAGTTGCCCCCGTGAATCCCCTGCTTCAGCGTGATTCATTGTCAATGATGGACGTTGCCAGATGATGGCGCTGTTCCGACCAGTCGGACGGCAACGGCTCGCGCAGCGCCTCCAGCTTGAGGCCGCGCGGCTGTCGGCCATCCAGAATCGCCTCGACAAGATCCGGCGCAAGCTGTGCGAGCCGCATGGTCCGAGTCAGAAAAGGTGCGGCGATCCGTTCGCGCTGAGCCAGATCGGCAATGGTGGAGAACTCGCCCGTGTCCAGCATGCGTTTCCAGCGGAAGGCGCGCGCCAGCGCCTTGACCAGCGTGTCGTCGGTTTGGCGTGGGGTCGGCCTGTCGGTCGGCAAGACCATCTCTTTCCGCCCGCCGCGCTTCACAAGGCGGAACGGGACATGCACGGTGATGGTATCTGGGATCGCCTTTGCGCGGGTCATGCCGCCGCTCCCTCATTTGGAGTCATCTCTCGCGCCAACGCCGCCAGCCCGTGCGTGCGCAATCGCACATTCATGCCATCGGCGATAATGTCGACCCGCTCGACCAGAAGCGCCACAATGCGCGCCTGCTCGGCAGGGAAGAGTTCGTCCCATAGCGGGTCAAGCCGGGAAAGGGCTGCGTAGGCCTCTCCCTCGTTGATCCCCGCATCTTTCTCTCGGGCCGCCTTCCAAGTGCCCGCGACGATTTCTGGCTGGCGAAACACCGCGCGCAATTGGTCGATAACGGCAGCTTCGATCTCACCTGCGGGCACGCGGCCCACAGGGCACGATCCGGCGCCATGCTTCAGGACCGTCTGGCTGACGTAGTAGCGGTAAAGTCGTCCGCCCTTTCGGGTGTGGGTCGGCGAGAAGGCCGCACCATCAGGCCCATAGAGTAATCCCCGCAGCAGCGCTGGCGTGTCCGCGCGAGTTCGGGCGGCGCGCTTTCTCGGGCTCTCGGTCAGAATGGCATGGGCCCCATCCCAAAGTTCACGTTCGATGATCGCTGCATGCTCGCCGGGATAGCTGGTTCCCTTGTGAACAGCCTCGCCGATGTAGACCCGGTTGTTCAGCATCCGGTAGATGAACTTCTTGTCAATCCGATGGCCGCGGCTGGTGGTGACGCCCCGCTCGGCCAGTTCGCGCGCCAGTTCCGTGCCCGATCCAATCTCGATGAACCGGGCGAAGACCCAGCGGACATGGGCGGCATCGGCAGGGTTTTCGACCAGCTTCCGGGCCTTCACCTCGTAGCCCAACGGCGGACAGCCGCCCATCCACATGCCCTTCATCCGGCTGGCGCGGACCTTGTCGCGGATGCGTTCTGCGGTCACCTCCCGTTCGAACTGGGCGAAGGACAGCAGGATGTTCAGAGTCAGCCGCCCCATGGAGGTGGTGGTGTTGAACGACTGCGTCACCGACACGAAGGTCACTCCGTTCCGGTCGAACACCTCGACCAGTTTGGAGAAATCCATCAGCGAGCGGCTGAGGCGATCGATCTTGTAACAGACGATGACATCAACCAGCCCATCCTCGATGTCGGCCAGCAGCCGCTTCAGGCTGGGACGTTCCAGCGTGCCGCCCGAGATGCCGCCATCGTCGTACTTATCGCTCACCAGCACCCAGCCCTCGGACCTTTGGCTGGCGATGTAGGATTCGCAGGCCTCGCGCTGGGCGTGCAGGCTGTTGAACTCCTGCTCCAGCCCTTCCTCGGAAGATTTGCGGGTGTAGACGGCGCAGCGGAGCTTGCGGACGACGGGTTTGTTCATGCCACCCTCCGATGGTTCTTCAGCCCGAAGAAGACCCAGCCGTTCCAACGCGTGCCGGTAATGGCGCGGGCGATGGCCGACAGCGACTGGTATGGCCGCCCCTGCCATTCGAAGCCACCTTGGGTCACGGTGACGATCTGTTCGACGCCCTGCCATTCGCGCAGCAACCGTGTGCCGGTGATCGGACGGTCGCGATCAGCACGGATGCGGCGTATGGTGATATTGCCGCCATCAAGCTGTTCGCCCAAAGCTTCCAGCCGCTTGATGGTTTCGGGCTTCAGCCCACCATAGGCCAGTTCCTGGATGCGGTATGCTAGGCGGCTTTCCAGGTAGCGCCGGTTGAACGGCGGCGGTTCGGTTTCGAACAGGTCGCGCCACTGCGCCTTCAGGTCCGGCGTGGATGTGGTCTTAAGCGCGGCCAGCCGCGCGGGAATGGTGTCGGGTTTCGTCATGCGCCTCTCCGGTGGCTTGGAGTTGCATGAAGGCATTGGTCGGCCGGACAGTGTAGGCAACTTTCTCCAGTCTTGTCAGAGACATCGCCCCGTTCCCGCATCCGCAGCCGGATCAGGCCAAGCGCCAGCAACCCGCACAGTTCGGTGCGACGGGCGGCAGGGGCCAACTGATCCGGTGGCAGGGCGTTGGGGCGTTTCATGTCTCGGCTGGCTTTGTTCGGTGGTGTCATCACCAGTCAAAAGCCACACGACCGTCCAAGATGGGACATCTGGATGTGAAAGACGAAGAAATTCAATTGATAGGCGAGTGATCCTGCATGATGCTGCGCTTAGTTTTCCTTTGGCATCAGTAACGAGAGGAAGTGATGGCCCCAGCATCTAAACGTAGCCTGCGTTCCCTGCACGCGGTCATCGAGAATGCATCACCGGAAGCGCTCCGGGAGTTCTTCTGCCAGGAAGACGAGAACTTCATCGCGATAGCGTCGGCAATTGCAGACCCATTGGAGGTACTTGGAGAGCAGGACACCGAGGCAGCCCGAAAGGTCGTGATCGACGCTGTCTCCGAGATGAAGCCTGAGGTGACGCTTCCCGTCGAGACCGAAGCACAGAGGGTATTGCTTTTGACGGATGGGAAGGGGCCTTCCGCTCTCAAGATGATCGCTGGCCAAAAGCTCTCAAACGAAGAGTACGAAGCCGCCTTTGCTCAGCGTGGCGAACTGGCCGTTGCGCTACACATTCATGCGCTTCATCGTCGAGTCTTTGATGATGCCGTGAGCTTCCGGAATGCACGGCTCTGGCGAGATGGTAAGCTCTACAGCGCTTTCGATGTAGAGCTTGATCACCCAAAGCCACTCGATGCGGCAGCACTACCACGAGACAAGTTCCTTGCAGCCGTAAAAATGCGCCTGCAATTACCCGTCGACTGCGGCCTGAGCGTTGTCGATCTCCCCGAAACGGAGTCGCACAAGGCATCCGTACTCGTGATCGTTCGAATTCCGAAGGATATAACCGGAATAGCCGAACACATGGACAATGGAGGCAGACGCCTTCGTTTTCTGCGGCCACAAAAAGAGGTACTGCTGATATACACTCCCGCTGAGCAGAGGATCGAGATCTGCGCTGATACAGCACCAGAGCGTGCACTGGTATCAGAATGCTTTGCGATTGAAATCTTGGGTCACGATGTTTCGTCAAAACCGCTCACTTGGGTGAATTACGACCTTTCCCAATTCTTCAGAACGCTTACCCTTGATCCTCCGACGGTTTCGGGGTTCCTCGTAGATGAAACAGCGCTTGTTGAAATTGAGGTCAGGCTCGCGCGTTGGCAGCAGCGAATTCGGCTTACGGTCCCGTTCGGTGACAAAATCGAAAAGACGGCGCAAAGCTACTTCACACCCGCTCGTGTGCTGCAGCGTGCTTCAGGCATCTCTCGTGCCGTAATTGCTGTGCGTTATCGGCGACAAGAATCCGATCCATCAGCCGTTCTGGAGATCACCATCTCGGATCGCAACCGGTGTAACCTTTTGAGCAACCCTGACCCCGAAATTCGTAGGCTCGGGCGAACACTGCTTACCGAGTGGAAAATCCAGCACCCCTTCAGGGACCTAAGTAAGGCCGAACTCGGGGATTTCCTGCCATTGTTGCTGGAATTGCATGACGAAGATGCAGACACCATTCCCGCAACATTCTTCTCGGAGAGGAACAGCGACCCCGACCGGCTGCTCGAGGCCAAGCTGATTGTCCGGAAGGGCGTCGAAGACGCCGTGATCGAAAGCGACGACGAGGATTTGCCGCCTGCGAAGGACCGAACGCACTACGCAATCAGCACCGAATGGCTTGAGCAGCGAATCATCGAGGCTTTTCAGGCCGTTCTGGCTATCCAAGGCAAACAAGAGATCACGCCGAGGCTCTTCTTCATCGGCAGCATGTTGATCAATGAAAAACAGGTTCCCTGCTACCTCGCACGCGGTTTGGCCGACAAAAAGTGGTTCGTCGATGCCGAAACCCACCTTCGAGCGCGCTCAGGAGTGGGCCCCGGCATCGTATTCTGCGGGAAGGACCCCGGGTGGAAGTGCATTGCTGCGAACGTCATCATGACACTTCAGCGCGCCCCTGACGAGTCGACAGCGTTTGCCAGCGTTGATCCAGCGCTTGTCGAGACCTTCTTTCGGTCCAATCTCGGCCTCGCGCTCGGCGGTACGACGCTCACCCTTGTTGAAAACGAGGATGGGGAGTCAGGAACGCTTCACGTGCCCGGCAAGCCAGAATTACCCCTGTTTGGCGAACAACAGGTTCGATGCTTCCGCATTCTGGTCGACGCCAAGAAGAAGGGGCTTGCTGGCGTGAAGACGCGCGATCTCATTGAAGGTTCCAAGTCCACCGGACTTCAGCAGATGCTTGGGTCCAAGCGCTGGCCGGTCTTTAAGGAGTATCTTGATGACCTTGGCCAAAGTTGGTGGGCAGTAAAGACCACGTGAGGGAGGGACTTTTCTGCGACACTGCGAGCCGGCCGTCGATGAACCGTCGATGATTGGGGGCTTAGACGGTCGATGATTCTGTCGGCCAATAGGGGGGCTCCATCGATCAGAGGAGCACCCCGATGCCGACTCCCTTCCCCTCGCGCCAACCAGCCACGTCGAGCTGGCCGACCGGCGCGAAGCCCAAGCCCACCACCCTGAACCCGGAATGGCGCTGTACGCGCTGTGACAAGCTGCTCGGCGTTTGCCGGGACGGCCGCATGCACCTGCGTTTTGCGCGGGGGCACGAGTATTTCGTGGGCTTCCCCGTCCAGGCGACGTGCCGCGGCTGCGGGACGCTGAACCAGGCGTCCAGCCCCACCGACTGACGCGACCCACGCACCAACCCCCTGAAATCGCAGAGACGCGCGACGTCCTGACCTGGCCACACAAAGGCGCTGGACGCCTGGCCGCAAGGCAGGCGTCCAATGTCTTTCGCATGGCACGAGATCCGTGATCAAATCATGCATTCCGCTTCCACCCTCAGCTTCCAGCGCAGCTTCGATGCCATCCGGCGCGAACAGGGGCCGGTCCTGGGCTTCCGCGATCCAGCCGCTTTGCTGGATGCGCTGCACCATAAAGCGGGCAGCCCGGACCAGAAGAACCTGATCCTCGTCGCCCTTGCCAGCGCTGCGCATTCCGATGGGCACACGGGCGATTGCGCCCTTACCCTGATGTTTCTGGCGCTCTGGCCCGGTCTCGACGCCATCCGGCGCCGGTGCATCTGGCGCAAGGTCGGCACCGGCGATGAAATCACCGCCGACATCCTTGGCCGCACCACTGAAGCAATCCGCGGTCTGGACCTGCAACGGGTCAACTGGATCGCGGCCACCATCCTGCGCAACGTCGAGCGGGACATGCTGCGCGCCCATCAGCGGGAGGCGGGCCGCCAAAGCCTGCGCAGCGAAACCGAACCAGACGAGATCGCTGCCGAAGATGGTTCAGGCGACGCGGCGGTAACCGAGGCGCAACTGCTTCGCGATCTGCGGCTGCTGGTGGGTGCCGATGCGATCCTGGTGATCCGCGTGGCGGTCGAAGGCTTCAGCCAGGCCGAAGCTGGCGTCGAACTTGGCCTGTCCGAGGCGGCGGCGCGCAAGCGCTACCAGCGTGCCACCCAGCGGCTGCGCGACGCCCTTCAGAAAATCCACTGACCCCGATGTCCCGATCCGGGCAGCGCGGTGGCTTTTCACATTCAGACGCCACCGCGCGTCTTCCTCCAACCGAAAGCCGACACGCATGAACAGCATTGCCGACCTTTCGCCCACCGACCTCAAGCGCATCCCCGGCCTCTACCGGCGCTGGGAACTGACCGAGGTCTTCGAGGCGCACCGGAACTACCAGATCGAAGACGCCGGCACTCACGCCGACGGCACGCCGCTGCTGGCGATCTTCGTCAGCGATCCGGTCCCCGACATCCCGGAGGCCAGCTGATGCGCCTCTTCAATCACCTCATCCCATGGAGAACTGACATGCCGGACCAACCGGACGACATCACCCGTCTTCGCAAGGCGCATTACGCCCTCGAAGACCTCCCCGAAACTATCGCATTCCCGCGGCACCCCGGCCAGGACACCAACGGCCCGATGCCGGTCGTTGATGCAACCATTGACGACATCGCCTTCGCGATCATCGCGGCCGAACAGGAAAGCTCCGCCGCCTACCGTCGCTCGGCCGCGCTACAGCGCCTTTACAAGATTGCCCGTGAGGCAGGTGCTATCGGGACTGACCGAGCCGCCGCCGCTGCCCTGAAGCGGGAGAAGCCCTGATGGCCCTCCCGATCATCAGCGCCGATGAACGGTTGGCGCAGCGCAAGGGCATCAAGGGCTGCATCTTCGGCCGGTCGGGCATCGGCAAGACCAGCCTCCTGTGGACGCTGAATGCCCCCACCACCTTGTTCATGGATCTCGAAGCCGGGGACTTGGCGGTCGAGGGCTGGGACGGCGACACGCTGCGGCCCCGCACCTGGAAGGAATGCCGCGACTTCGCCGTGTTCATCGGCGGGCCGAACCCGGCGCTGCGGGAGGACCAGCCCTACAGCCACGCGCATTTCGACGAAGTCTGCGGGCGGTTTGGCGATCCGGCGGTGGTGAACCGTTACGAGACGGTCTTCATCGACAGCATTACCGTGGCGGGGCGGCTTTGCTTTCAGTGGTGCCGGGGTCAGCCCGAGGCTTTTTCGGACAAGACCGGCAAGCCGGACATCCGGGGTGCCTACGGGCTGCATGGTCGCGAGATGATCGGGTGGTTGACCCACCTGCAGCATACACGCGGCAAGCATGTCTGGTTCGTGGGCATCCTTGACGAGAAGCTGGACGACTTCAATCGCAAGGTCTTTCAGCCGCAGATCGACGGGGCGAAGACCGGCCTGGAGCTCCCAGGGATCGTCGATCAGGTCATCACCATGGCCGACATCGCCGATGCAAATGGCCAACCCCAGCGTACCTTCGTCTGCCAGACGCTGAACCCCTGGGGCTATCCGGCCAAGGACCGCTCGGGCCGCCTCGACCGGGTCGAGGCCCCGCATCTCGGCCGGCTGATGGAGAAGATCCAGCGCCCCGCGGCGCCGGCCTCCGAACGCCTGACCTGGCCGCCGGTGACCCCGGCCGATCCCGCCCCCGCTGAGGAGCCCGGCCATGGCTGAGCGCCTCTCGCCACGCCCGGTGTCCCGATCCGGTCGCCGGGGTGGCTTTTCCCCTCTGACGCCACTGCGCGTCCCATCCTCCAACTGAAAGGAGCCGCGCAATGTCCGGACCCTGGAACGACTTCAACTCCGCGCAATCCAACACCAACGTCATCCCGAAGGGCACGCTTGCCAAGGTTCGCCTGACGCTCCGCCCGGGCGGCTTCGACGACCCCTCGCAGGGCTGGACAGGCGGCTGGGCGCGCCGCGCCGCCACCGGCGCCGTCTATCTCGACGCCGAATACACGGTGCTCGAGGGGCCCCATGCCCGGCGCAAGGTCTGGTCGCTGATCGGCCTCTACAGCCCGAAGGGACCGGACTGGGCGAACATGGGGCGCGGCCTGATCCGCGGCATCCTCAACTCAGCGCGCGGCGTGTCGGACAAGGACAACTCGCCCGAGGCGCAGGCCCGCCGCCGCATCAACGGGTTCGGCGATCTCGACGGGGTCGAATTCGTCGCCCGCATCGACATCGGCACCGACACCAACGGCGAGGACAAGAACGAGATCCGCGCCGCGGTCACCCCCGATCATCGCGACTACGCCGCGCTGATGGGCACGGTAGCGCCGCAGTTCGCCGCTGCCCCGGCGCAGGGCCACGCCCCGCAGCAGCCCACCACGGCCACCCAGCCCAGCCAGCCCGCGTCCGCCCCCGGCGCCGCCGGTCGGCCGAGCTGGGCGCAGTAA